GGAGTGCTGCGGGCGTTGGGCGGACGGTCTCACGGCTACCGGCATTCCGGCGGGGCCTGGGATCGTGGCGGTGGACCCGGAAGTCATTCCGCTGGGCAGTACGGTCGTCCTCGACGGCCAGCGGTACCTGGCGGCGGATACCGGCGTCACGGGGTGCCGCGTGGATATCTGCATGACCAGCCACGATCAGGCAACTGCGTTTGGGGCGCAGCTGGCGGAGGTCTGGGTGGCGGAGTCGTGAAAATTGGCCTGATCGATGTGGATTCCCACAACTTCCCGAACTTGGCCCTGATGAAGCTGGCCGCTTGGCACAAGGAGCGGGGCGATACGGTGGAATGGTGGTGGGGATTCGGGGAGTATGACCGTGTGTACATGAGCAAAGTGTATGATTTGACATACTCCCCAGATATCCCAGAGCCATTGAATGCCCGTGAGATCGTCAAGGGCGGGACGGGCTACGGCCTGGACAACCGCCTGCCGGATGAAGTGGAGCACATCTACCCGGACTACTCCCTATACCCGGAATTGACCAAAGATACCGCCTACGGCTTTCTGACGCGCGGATGCCCTCGTGCGTGTAACTTCTGCATCGTTGCAGAGAAGGAGGGCCGCGCCTCTAAGAAGGTTGCCGACCTGTCTGAGTGGTGGCGGGGCCAGAAGTGCATCAAACTGCTGGACCCGAACCTGCTGGCCTGCGGGGAACACATGGACCTGCTGGGGCAGTTGGCGGCCAGCGGCGCGTGGGTGGACTTTACGCAGGGTTTGGACTGCCGCTTGCTGTCGTTGGAGAACATTCGGGCAATCGGCGCGATCAAGCTGAAGGAAATTCATTTTGCCTGGGACTGCATGAAGGAGAGCGATGCCGTGTTGCGGGGCCTGCGGCTCTATGCGGAGAACGCAAGGAAGAACCGACACGGCCAATACGCCACGGTCTACTGCCTGACCAACTACGACACCACTATGGAGGAGAATCTGTACCGGATATATACTCTGCGCGACATGGGCTACGACCCCTATGTGATGGTCTACGATAAGCCCAACGCGCCGCGAAAAATCCGGCTGCTGCAACGATGGTGCAACAACCGGATTATTTTCAAGTCTGGGCCGGACTTTTCCCAATTCGACCCGAAGTGGAGATAGGGGAGGATGTGTCCACGATCAGAAAGCGAGGTGCAAACCGCCCAAATGAGAAAGAAAGGGGAAAATCCATATTCCCAATTGGACCACCTTGCTTTTGAGTTATGGAAGCTGGAGGACCGTGAGGATACGCAGGAAATTCTTGCCCATGCCAAAAGGGCGCTCCCAATGATCTTGGAAATCCTTACTCCAACCCAACGCGAGTATATTACGAAGTATTTCCTGGAGGGGATGACGCTCAGGGCAATTGCCGCGGAATGCGGAGTCGAATTCACCACAGTTTCCAGGACGATCAACCGGGGATTGGACAGGGCTTTTCGATATCTCCAATTTACTTCTCCGTACTTCATGAAAATTCATCGGGAGAGAGTTGATATCAGGCGGTTGAAAAAAGCAGGAGGAAGAAGAGGGCGGACAAAGAAAACGGTCTGACGGTCCTCTCATTGCGAACATCCGAAACATCGAAGGAGCAGAGCCGAGGAGTGGAACCCAATGCTATTTGACCATCACGACTGCATCGTACCCGCCGCGCCCAAGCGGAACAAGGGCACCTTTTCCCGCGGCGACAGCAAATGCTGGTACTGCCGGAACGCCTGCGGCGGCTGCTCCTGGTCGGCGGAAACAGCCGAGCCGGTGGAGGGCTGGGACGCGGTGCGGGTGGACTTGATTTACAACCATGTTACGAAAACCGGCGTGAAAAAGCGCGTCAAAATGGAGAGCTACGTCGTCATCGACTGTCCCGGCTTTTCGCTGGACCCGCGCTTCGCCAGGGACTTCCAGCGCTGGTCGCCCCGGAAAGCGCTGTCTCAGGCGCGGAAGAAGCGGCGGGAGCAGAGATGACAATATCAAGAAAGGAAACCTACCTATGCCAGTGAAAATTACACAATTCGAGGCGGAGAACGTCAAGCGCATCAAGGCGGTCCAGCTGACCCCGGCCCCCAACGGCCTGACGGTGATCGGGGGCCGGAACAACCAGGGAAAGACCTCCGTTCTGGATGCCATCATGTGGGCGCTGGGCGGGGAGCGCTACCGGCCCAGCCAGGCCCAGCGGGAGGGCTCAGTCCTCCCTCCCAACATGAAACTGAAGCTGGACAACGGCGTCGTGGTGGAGCGCAGCGGCAAAAACAGCGGCCTGAAGGTCACGGACACACGGGGCCGCAGGGCGGGCCAGCAGCTTCTGAACACCTTTGTGGAGCAGTTGGCCCTGGATATGCCGAGATTCATGCAGTCCAGCAGCCGGGAAAAGGCCGCGACCCTGTTGCAGATCATCGGCCTGGAGGAGCAGGTGACGGCCTTGGAGCGGCAAGAGAAGGAGCTCTACGACCAGCGCCGGGCCATCGGCCAGATTGCGGACCAGAAGGCGAAGTACGCCGAGGAGCTGCCAAGCTGGCCGGATGCGCCATCGGAGCCGGTCAGCGCCTACGACCTCATCCAGCGCCAGCAGGACATTCTGGCCCGGAACGGGGAGAACCAGCGCAAGCGGGAGCGGGCCAAGAAGCTGGAGGCCCAGCGCAGGATCGCGGAAGACCAGCTGGCGGACCTGCGGAGGCGGTACGAGGAGGCTCAGGAGAAGTACCGGGCGCTGTGCGAGGACTGCGAAACCGCCGCAAAATCCGCTCTGGACCTGCTGGACGAATCCACCGAGGAGCTGGAAGCCAGCCTGCGGGATATCGAGGCCATCAACGTCAAAGTCCGTACCAACCAGGACAAGGCCCGGGCCGTCGCCGAGGCGCAGGACTACAGCAGCCAGTACGCCGGCCTGACGGCGAAGCTGGAGGCGGTGCGGCGGCGGAAGCTGGACCTGCTGCGCGGCGCGGACCTGCCCCTGCCTGGGCTCTCCGTGGAGAACGGGGAGCTGACCTACAACGGCAGACCCTGGGACTGCATGAGCGGCAGCGACCAGCTGAAGGTCTCCACCGCCATCGTCCGGGCGCTGAAGCCGGAGTGCGGGTTTGTGCTGCTGGACAAGCTGGAGCAGATGGACCTGGAGACCCTGCGGGAGTTCTCCGCCTGGATGGAGGCGGAGGGCTTGCAGGGCATCGCCACCAGGGTCTCCACCGGCGGGGAGTGCTCTATCCTCATCGAGGATGGCGGCGTCTCCGTTCCGGAAAGCACCGCGCCGCAAAGCGCCGCTGCCTGGGAGAGAGGGGTGTTTTAAATGGAGATCATCACCGGAAAACAGGTCAAGGCCCTGAAAACCGTTATCTACGGTCCGGAGGGCATTGGCAAGAGCACCTTCGCCGCCGCGTTCCCGGAACCGCTGTTCATCGACACAGAGGATTCCACCAAGTTCATGGACGTGCGCCGGTTCAAAAAGCCGCAGAGCTGGGCGGAGCTTCTGGAGCAGGTGAAGTACGTCCGAGACACCAGGGGGCTGTGCGGGACGCTGGTGCTGGACACGGCGGACTGGGCGGAACGGCTGTGCATCGCAGCAATTTGCAGCAAATATCAGAAGAATGGGATCGAGAGCTTCGACTATGGAAAAGGATACACCTTTGTCTATGAAGCCTTCGGAGAGCTGCTGAACCTGTTGTCGGAGGTGATGGAGCGGGGCGTCCATGTCGTGCTGACCGCCCACGCCGCCACCAAGCGCCGGGAACAGCCGGATGAGTTCGGGACCTACGACTGCTGGGGGCTGAAGCTCATTGACAGTCCCAAGTGCTCCATTGCGAATATGGTCAAGGAGTGGTCTGACCTGCTGCTTTTCGCCAACTATAAAACCTTCGTGGTAGCAGCGGACAAGCAGGGGAACAAGCACAAGGCCCAGGGCGGCAAGCGGGTACTGTACACCACCCATCACCCCTGCTGGGACGCGAAGAACCGGCAGGGCCTTCCGGAGGAGCTGCCCCTGGACTTCGCCGCCGTGGCGCCGTACCTCTTTCCGGAGGGCGCGCCGCCTCCCCCCGCCCCGAAACCGGAACCCCGGCCAACCCCCCAGCCGGAACCCACCCCGCCGCCCGCAGCAAAAAGCGGCATTCCCGCCAGCCTCGCCCCGCTGCTGGAGAGCGCGGACGTGACCGAGGCGGAGGTCCGGGAGGTCATCGGGGAAAAGGGCTACTTCGCCCCGGACACCCCCTGGCACGTCATGGAGGAGGCGGGGTTTGTGGACGGCTGGGTGCTCCCCTGGTGGGAGAAGATCGTGGAGAAGATCAAAAATAATCCGGACCGGTTGCCCTTTTGAGTGCAACTTTTGGCCGATTCCTACCTAATGTATAACCGACAAAGGAGGATCCCCTATGAGCGAGTATGAAACCACCCCCCGCGAGATGGACTGGGACGACGTCATCGACACCGACGAATCCTACACCCTGTTGGAGGAGGGCGACTACGATTTCACGGTCACGGCCTTTGAACGGGGCCGGTTCCCCGGCAGCGCCAAGCTGCCATCCTGCAAGAAAGCGACATTGACCCTGACGGTGCAGACCGCCGGCGGCAGCGCCGCGGTCCGGCACGACCTCATTCTCTGTAAGGAACTGGAATGGAAAATGGCCGAGTTCTTCCGGGCCATCGGGCAGAAGAAGCGGGGCGAAGCCCTCCGCCCCCGCTGGAACGAGGTGGTGGGCTCCCGGGGCCGGGCCCACTTCAAGCCCCGCGCCTACACGAAAAAGGACGGCAGCCAGGGGCAGACCAACAACGTGGAGCGGTTCTACGACTACGGCGATGCCGCCATGCAGCCGGGCGGCGGCCGGACGGCCTGGGAGAAAGCGCCGTTTTGATGGAGCTGCGGCCCTATCAGCAGGAGGCCCGGAAGGCGGTCGAGCGGGACTGGGCCTCGGATGTCCTGCGGACGCTGTTGGTCCTGCCCACCGGCTGCGGCAAGACCATTGTGTTCAGCAAGATTATTGAGGACATGGTCCGGGAGGGCGAGCGCTGCCTCATCCTGGCCCACCGGGGGGAGCTGCTGGAGCAGGCGGCGGACAAGCTCTTAACGGCCACGGGCCTGCGCTGCGCGGTGGAGAAGGCGGAGGAGACCTGCCTGGACAGCTGGTACCGGGTGGCCGCCGGCTCCGTGCAGAGCCTCCAGCGGCCCAGCCGCCTGTCCCGGTTCCCACGGGACTACTTCGGCGTCATCGTGGTGGACGAGGCCCACCACGTCCTCTCCGACGGCTACCAGCGGGTGCTGGGGCACTTCGGGGACGCACGGGTCCTGGGCGTCACCGCCACGCCGGACCGGGGCGACATGCGAAACCTGGGCCAGTATTTTGAGCACCTGGCCTACGAGTACCCGTTGCCCCGAGCCATCAAGGACGGGTTCCTCTGCCCCATCAAGGCCGTGACCATCCCGCTGAAACTGGACTTATCGGGCGTGGGGGTCCAGGCGGGGGACTTCAAAAACGCCGACATTGACACCGCCCTGGACCCGTACTTACAGCAGATTGCGGCGGAAATGCGCACCTACTGCGCGGACCGCAAAACGGTCGTCTTCCTACCCCTGGTGAAGACCTCGCAGAAATTCCGGGACATTCTGAACGCCCAGGGCTTCCGGGCGGCGGAGGTCAACGGCGGCAGCCAGGACCGCGCGGAAGTCCTCCGGGACTTCGAGGCGGGCAAATACGACGTGCTGTGCAACTCCATGCTTCTGACGGAGGGCTGGGACTGCCCGAGCGTGGACTGCGTGGTGGTCCTGCGGCCCACGAAAGTGCGGAGCCTCTACAGTCAAATGGTGGGGCGCGGCACCCGGCTTTTTCCCGGCAAGGAGGACTTGCTGCTCCTGGACTTCCTCTGGCACACGGAGCGGCACGAGCTGTGCCGTCCGGCCTGTCTGATCTGTGAATCCCCGGAGGTGGCGGAGCAGATGACGGAGCTCATCGAGACGGCGGGATGCCCCGTGGACCTGGAGGAGGCCGAGAGAACGGCCAGCGGGGACGTCATAGCGGCGCGGGAGGAAGCTCTAGCAAAGCAGCTGGCGGAAATGCGCTCCCGAAAGCGGAAGTTGGTGGACCCGCTGCAATTCGAGATGAGCATCCAGGCGGCGGACCTGAGCGGCTACGTCCCGGCCTTCGGCTGGGAAATGGGCCCGCCTACCGAGAAACAGAAGGCCGCGCTGGAGCGGCTCGGCATCCTTCCGGACGAGGTCGAGAGCGCGGGCAAGGCGTCCTTGATTCTGGATAAATTGAGCAAGCGCCGCATGGCGGGCCTCACCACGCCGAAGCAGATCCGCTTCCTGGAGGGCAAGGGGTTCCTGCATGTGGGACAGTGGCAGTTCGAGACGGCGAAAAACATGATCGACCGCATCGCCGCCAACGGCTGGCGCCTGCCCTACGGCGTGAGCCCCGCGGCCTATCAGCCGGAGGCGTAACGATTGGAAAGAGGATTGGATTTGATGGAGGCCCTGGCCCACATCGACCCGGCGGAACTGAACTACCGGGACTGGCTGGCGGTGGGCATGGGGCTGAAGGAGGCGGGGTATCCCGCCTCCGCCTGGGAGGACTGGAGCCGCCGGGACGCGGGACGCTACCACCCCGGCGAGTGTGAGCGAAAATGGGAGAGCTTTCATGGCAGCGAGACCCCCGTCACGGCGGGCACGATCATTCAGATGGCGCGTTCCAGGGGCTGGCAGACTGCGCGGAGCGGATATGGCGCTTCGGAGCAGCACGGGCAGGAAATGGACTGGGACGATCTCATCGCTCTGGATGGAGAAGGCCCGATGGGTGTAGTGGGTCACGGCTGGCCGGAAGAAGTGAGGGAGCCGGAGGACTGGCAACCCGCCCGGCAGATCATGCAATATCTCCAGCTCCTCTTTGAAAAAGACGACTATGTGGGCTACGTGACCCACAGCTTCCGGAAGGACGGCAAATACCTGCCCACCAAGGGCTGCTTTGACCGCACGGCGGGGCAGCTCATCGAAGCCCTACAAAAATGCGGGGACGACGTGGGGAGCGTGCTGGGGGACTACGACCCGGAGGCGGGGGCCTGGGTCCGGTTCAATCCCCTGGACGGCAAAGGCGTGAAAAACGACAACGTGACCGCGTTCCGCTACGCCCTGGTGGAATCGGACACCCTGCCCATTGAACAGCAAAACGCCCTCATCCGGGAACTGGAGCTTCCGGTGGCGGCGCTGGTCCACTCCGGCGGCAGGAGCCTCCACGCCATCGTCCGCGTTGACGCGGCTACCCAGGAGGAGTACCGGACGCGGGTGGACTACCTCTACCGCGTCTGTGCGCGAAACGGCCTCCAGATCGACCGCCAGAACCGCAACCCCTCCCGGCTCAGCCGGATGCCCGGCGTGACCCGGCGGGGAAACAAGCAGTTTCTGGTGGACACCAACACCGGCAAAGCCTCCTGGGAGGAGTGGCGGGAGTGGATTGAATCCGTCACCGACGACCTCCCGGACCCGGAGAACATGGCTTCCGCCTGGGACGGCCTCCCGGCTCTGGCCCCGCCCCTCATCGGGGGCGTTTTGCGGCAGGGGCACAAGATGCTCCTGGCCGGGCCCAGCAAGGCGGGCAAGAGCTTCGCCCTCATCGAGCTTTGCATCGCCGTCGCCGAGGGCTGGCCCTGGCTGGGCTTTTCCTGCGCCCAGGGTAGGGTGCTGTACGTCAACCTGGAGCTGGACCGGGCCAGCTGCCTCCACCGCTTCCGGGACGTGTACGAGGCGCTGGGCCGGGAACCGGGACACCTGGCCAACCTCGACGTGTGGAACCTGCGGGGAAAATCCGTCCCCATGGACAAATTGGCCCCCAAGCTCATCCGGCGGGCCCGGAAGAAAAACTACATCGCCATCCTCATCGACCCCATCTACAAGGTCATCACCGGCGACGAGAACAGCGCCGACCAGATGGCGAAATTCTGCAACCAGTTCGATAAAGTCTGTACCGAGCTGGGGTGTGCGGTGATCTACTGCCATCACCACTCCAAGGGCTCCCAGGGCGGCAAGCGGAGCATAGACCGGGCCAGCGGCTCGGGCGTGTTCGCCAGGGACCCGGACGCGCTGCTGGACCTCATCGAGCTGCCGGTGGGGGAGGATCTGCGCGGTCAGGTGGTGGGAAACGCCGTGGGCCGGGCCTGCGCGTTGTACCTGGAAAAGCTGGACAAATCGGGCGAAGTCAGCCTGGACAACCTCTGCACCGAGCGGGGCGCTCTGGACGCCTGCAGGGCCGTCCTCACGGCCCAGGAGTACCGGGAACTGCTCCCGGCTGTGGAGGCCGCCAAAAAGGCCGCGGAAGCCCGCAGCGCGTGGCGCATCGAGGGGACCCTGCGGGAGTTCCCGAAGTTTCCGCCGGTGAATCTGTGGTTCGACTTCCCCATACACCGCAACGACGCCAGCGGCGTCCTGGGGGATATCGACCCGGAGAGCGAAGTGCCCGCCTGGCAGAAGAAAAAGCCCTCCACGCAGGCAAAGGGCCGCCGGAAGGAGCGGCTGGACGCGCTGGACGCCGCCTTCGCCGCCTGCGATCTGGAGAACGCGGGGGCCGTGGCGCAAAAGGAGCTGGTGGAGTACACCGGAAAGGCGAAGAGCACCGTGCAGAATTGGGTGGACGAGCACCCGGGATATACACGGGAAAACGGGGTGATACGGAGGGTCCAACCGTCCAAATCGGACCCCGGCTGACGTTTTGGAGGGGGTCCAAACCGTCCAATTTGGACCCCTGTAAAAAGTTGGAGGGGGGGTCCAAAAAAGGGGGTCCAAAAAGCCCCCCTAAAGGGGGCTTTTTTGGACCGCCCCCTTTTGGCACCCACCCCTGAGCGCGCGAGAGAAAAGAGAGGAGACTTTCGTCAGTTGAAGCGAATGAAGTTTTTCCTGCCCATGCTCCCACCCACCGCGACGCACCAGGAGAAGCAGGTGCGGGTGGTCCGTGGCAAGCCGGTCTTTTACGATCCGCCGGAGGTGGCGGCGGCGCGGTCGAAGCTCACCGCCCACCTGGCTGGGCACAGTCCGGAAAAGCCGCTGGAGGGGGCGCTGCGGCTGGTGGCGAAGTGGTGCTTCCCCAGAGGAAACCACGCCGACGGCGCGTACCGGGCAACTCCCCCGGATACCGACAACCTCCAGAAGCTGCTCAAGGACTGCATGACCGCTGTGGGCTTCTGGAAGGACGACGCCCAGGTGGCCTCGGAGATCGTGGAGAAGTTCTGGGCGGAGGTCCCCGGCATCTTCATCGCTGTGGAAACGCTGGAAGGAGGGCCGTCATGAGCGAGGTGTGGGAGTTTCCCTGGGAGAAGGAGGCAAGGCGGGGCGCGCCGGTGCCGGACGGGCTCTCCCAGGCGGACCAGATGGCCTATGCCGCCCTGCGGTATGTTTACCTGGAGTTTTACGCCGGACGCATAGAGGCGGACCAGGCCGGGAGCGAGAAACGGAAGCTCCGCAGCGCCTGGGAGCAGGCGAAGGAGGCGGAGGGCTTCGACCGGAAGCTCACGGACTACCGCGTCCGCCTCATCCGGGCGGTTGAGCGGGCAGCGTCGGAGTGCCGGAAGGACCCTGCGCCGGAGAACGCGCTCCGGCTGTGCGACGTCATCGACGGCATCGAGCGGCCGGAGCTGCGGGAATACGAGGAGATGCGTCATGGTTGACCTCTACGCCAAAGCGCTCCCGGCTGAGCCGAAGAAGCAGCGGGTCCCCCGCAAATGCTCCACCTGCGCGGACCGGAAGTGCCCAGTGCGGGGGGTGGTCTGCGATTGGCTGCACTGCCGGGCGTGGCTGCCGGGGGGAGGGGAGAAGGGCCGGTGAGCAGCGAATTTCCGGTGAGGCTAAGGAGGCTAAGGGAGCGCCGCCGGATGAATCGGAGGGCGCTGGGTGAGTGCTGCGGGCTGAGCAAGAACCAAATTGGCCGCTATGAGCGGGGCGAACGTGTTCCAGATATCTACACAGCGATAGAGTTGGCCGATATTTTTGGTGTTTCGCTGGATTATCTGTGTGGGCACGAAAAAAATTTTTAGTCGTTCCCCATTTGGGGGACGGGCCCCAAAAATCCATGCTACACTCAAGGGGTAAAGGTGCATCCATTCGCCTTTGCCCTCCTTTCTGTTCCCGGCGGTGCGGTGCGGGGACCCGCCGCCGGGAACGTAGAGACAGGCGAAGTGGAAACGAGAAGGGGGAGGCGGGATGGATCTGACCGGCTTTGAAAAAGAAATCATCCTCGCGCTGGCGGAGAGCGACATGAATATAGCCGCCGCCGCTGGGAAGCTCTATATGCACCGGAACACGGTGATTTATCACCTGGACAAAATCCAGCGAAAGACCGGGCGGAACCCAAGGAAGTTTTACGACTTGGTGGAGCTGGTGGAGACGGCCCGGATTTAGAACCTGTATTCACAACCGTTGGACAGCGCCTTGACGGATCTTTTGCCGCTGTTCCTCGTTAAATTTTCTTGAAATACACCAAGTATTCCTGCGAAAATTTGCCTCGACCAGCG